TGCCGGTCGAAGCATGGTTTCAGGTTTCCGCTACTATCCCTCGCGCGGTGGCCGCGAGTGAGTCAGACGAGCACTTGTCCTAGCAGAGAGCAAAAGCGAACGGTCGGAGCAGGGGAGGATTGCTCCGTCATAGATAAGGGGCAAAAATTTGAAGCTTCAAATCTTTTGACAATTAAGCGCAGCGGTCTAGGCCGGATCAAGACGGAGGAGCGGAGAGCCAGGACAAGTGCGGCCAAAGTCTTGACGGCTTTAACTTTCTGTGGTTTCTTCTCGGCGGGTGGCAATTCATTTCGTAACGGGAAGGCCGGGGGCGGGCAAAGGACTCTATGCAATGAGGCTTTTGGTCGAGGAGTTGCGGTCCAGCAACCGGCCCATCATTACAAATTTTCCGCTTCTGAAGGATAAGCTTGCGGAGTATATGACAGAGGAACACGGCGAGAGTTTCGACATTTTGACTCGCGTGATTCTGTTGGAAGAAAAAGAGGACTTGGCAAATTTCTACCGTGTGCGAAAAGTCAAAAAGGATGGCTCTTTGCATTTTTTGGATGTCGAGACTGATTCGAAAGGCAAGGCGGTTAGTTATGATATAGACGGTGCGCAAGATGGCGGCGTCTATTATTTGCTCGATGAAGTGCATATTGTATTTGGAGCAAGGGACTGGCAGGAAATGGGGCGTGCGGTTTTGTTCTATGCCTCGCAACATCGTAAGCTGGGGGATGAATGTATTTTGATTTCGCAAGTCCCAAAAAATGTGGATTCACAGTTTCGGTCGATTGCACAATCGTTTCACGTCTTGAGGAATCACGGGATGGAAAAGTTTCTGTGGTTCAAGCAACCCTCAATGTTTGCAAGGCATACATTTTTGAATATGCCAACCGGTGCGCGTGGTGAACAGCCTCTAGA